GTCTTGATATCTCTTCAAATCCACCATCAGCTAAATCATCAAGATGGTCTTTGAAGTCACTCTTATAGACAGTCTTGCGTTTGCCTAGTGGATCTTTAAATATAATGACTTCTTCTCTATCCTCGTGTATCTCATAGAAATGTGCAATCCAAACCTTATCGTTATTGTTCCAATTGAATCGACGTTGATTAGGTGGATCGAATGCACTCTCAACCTTATCACCCCATTCAGCCTCAGCAGCTTTACGGGTCATCTGTTCAAGGTACGTTTGGTGCCTTGCATCTGACTTGTCATACTTCTTTGCATTGGAATCAAATATCACTGAAGAATGTGCAGAGTAGATAGGCTCAAACATAACCCGCTGCATATCGTTCTCGATATCCTCCTCGTCAACGAACTCTGTTGTTATTCTCCAAGCACCAAAGCCACCCTTAGCCATCTCAGCAACAGCATTATCAACAGCTTCAGCACCACTAGAGCGTCTAAAATCTTTACGATAAAGGCCGCTTAATAAGTCGGCATCGGCTTCACTGCTTTTGCCATCGTCTGGGAGGAACTTGGTTTCGAATCTATTTGATGCCCACTCACCAACGAATCGGTGGACAGCCTGGGCAACTTTATTGAATTCCATCTTGGGTCTGTCTTGGAACTGATCTCGCATCCAATCGTCATACATAGCCCCATCAACATCACAAAAGCGCATATCTTCATTAGACCAATCTCGTTGTTGATCGACGGCAAAGTAGTCCTTGTCTATCAAGTCCTGTATGCGCTGTAACTCGTCTGTTTCTTGATCAGGCATAGATCATCTCTAATAATAGTTCAAGGCTTTCATTTGTGGCTTGCGAACCCTCTTAGGCTCAGCTATAGGGGGCTGATATAGGTTCATCATAATACAATCCGCCATGTTAGGCGACTCTATCTGATTTTGCTTCATCTCCTGCTTGTTCATTATCTGCAGCAAGCCAGTATTACCAAGCTTTCTTGGTATCCTGCATACTTCAGAACGTAGTTCATCTATAGATTCTACACCATCTGAATCTATAGATATCATATCAGCAGGGTCTATATACTCACCCCTCACCACACAGCGATATGTATTGTAAAACCTGTCCGCGAGTTGAATGTAATACTGCGCCCTATTATTTCTAAAGGTATCGGAGTAAGTTTTGGGACCATCGCTGCGTGTCTCTCCAGCAATTGGCATGTATATCTTATCGGCATTATCCTGACCTGAGCCAGATAACGAACCCCTAAACATGTGGGTCTTGATTGACTTGCCAGCAAAGGCGGTGGCAACTTGACGTTTAAGCCCAGCCCCCATACCATCTCCGTCCCAAATAAACCAATCAGCATTATCACGAATAGCCAGATCCGTAGCCCAGTCACACCCTTCGTCAATTTCACCATCATCTTTACACCTCACACGTTTAAAGATTGATCCATGTCTTAAAGAATAGCCTTTAGCATCATTCCCGGTATCAGAAGGGTCATGTGCTGCTATTATCGCGCCATGTGGCTTAAATACTTTCTCAAGTCGTTCAAGCTTATGGGCGTCAATAGCGGCGTCAAACCATTCTGATTTAATGATTGAATCGGCTACCTCATCCAAGTAGTCACCATGCCATTTATGTCTATAAGCAGCATTGGATAACCTCTTTTCGTCATCTAGTCGTTCCTCTTCTAATCCCGAAGCCTCAAACCATGATTTCGGCATATCAGTATAATTCATCTGAACAACCATCACCAAGTCATCTTCATAATAACCACAGCGCTGTAAATCAACTTCAGCTCTAGACAGCCACTTCTTAGCGACTGCTCCCGTTCTAGGACCGCGGTTCATAGTGATAATGATTTCAGGCATCTTAACATCTTCACCCGCTATCTTACGGGCAGAGTCTTTAGCGTTAAGACGAACAGATGCCGTTAAGACTCTCAATGTGTTATCAGATATATCCTCCCCTTCCTCTATCCAAAGACCATCAACGCCGGATAAGGTGGATTTCAACGAGGTAATGTTTCTTGCTAGACCGCGATAGAATGCACGACCGCCCGATACATGATTAATAGATGTCTTGGTGTCTTCAAAGCCTTGTATCTCTAATCGGCTAATCTCATCCAATATAGTTCTATGTACTGATTCCTCAATAGAGTTCTGATTCTCTCTGGCGCAACACCATAACTCACCAGCTGACATTTTAGCGGCGACGTAATCAGCGATACCAGTAGATTTAGTAGAACCCCTGCCACCCACTATTATTTTTATTCTTTTGGGCTTGGTGAAGATGGGATAAAGGTTCTTGACGTACTCTATTCGAATACGGTTCAAGTTTTTTGATCAACGGGAACGAACTCGAATACCGAGTCAGTTTGAACAGGTCCACCACCGGGAGCTGATAGGGTGTTATCAGACTTATCGTGATACCCATGGTTAGCTAAGGCTAGCTTAACGATCGTTGCGTTGAAGTCGTTTGTTAGCCCTTTATGAACAAGAGATAGCTCTTGACAATCATTGCATTGAGCTAACGTGTCGGATACTTCACCTCTTTCTGACTTAGCCCATTCGTAAAGTGTTGATTTTGCTACACCTATTACAACAGCCATACCGACGATGCTTGGAAGAGGGTGTTCATGAACCTCCTGGTAATCACGTAGATAATCTTTTGCTGCTTGGCCTAGCTCATCAGTATAAGATGTTGGCCTTCCGCCCTTGTTTACTTCTGTTTCTGCCTCAGCCATTAGCCGGTTCTCCTCAGTTTAAGTACTGGAACTTGTTAGTGTTTGATTACTTTCTCTTACCGCCTTTTCTCATTGGTACTTTACGTCTTGCTTTATTCCTGGTATTACGTTTATGCGTGTTTGTTCTTTCGCCTCGCTTTGGTCCGTCTCTATGTGCCATAACTAACCTCTACAATCGTTCATAAAATATGAAGCCTGTACTAACCTTCGTTCCGGTCAACCCCTCAGCCTCAATACCTACATCAATGATACCACCTGCCCTAGGTGCGCCTGAAATAATACCAGATGTTGACATGCTTAACCCAGGTATTAAATCAATAGGTGTGTAACTACCAGATTTTACGCTTGTAAATGCATCAGAAGTGTCAATAGGAATGATCTCTGTATTTAGTGTAAATGTCCTATTGGGCAATTGAGACATTAATTCAGGTGATGATTCACTAGGCCATTCGAAATCCTCTATTTGCTGGTCGGTCCGCGTCTCGTTAAATATCATAATTCGCTCAAATGTCATCCTTCCTCCTGTATTAGTCTCTCCTATACCACCAAAGCCATAAGGTAATATCTGACCAGCGAATGTCGTTGTGAATCCAGTTAAGGGCGTACCTTCAGAAACACCGTTGACAAATAGAGCGGCATTCATCAAACCCGACTGACCACCGGTTCCTCTCTCATATCTAAAACAGATCGTATTGAATGAAGTGGTATCAAATGTAGTGTCACTCTGTATCGTCCCGGCGCCACCACCAGTCCTTGGGGTGTAATTGAACTTACCGCCCGTATCAAAGAAAGCAAAATGGTTGCCGTTTGTCCTAGTGTAACCGTACGCATAATTAGTGGTAGCAAAACTATTCGCCCTAACCTCCATGAAGCATGTGAAATTATTTGGCATTGTACCACCGGGTTCATTACTATCATTAACCAAAACAGTGTTACCTGAATTAGCCGTTCCATCCCCGCCCATGGTTAGCCCATCTTCATCAATAGTCCCTTCTGTGGTAACGGGCAAAGGGTAATATCTGACCTTTGCCTCACCTACACCACCGTCATACAGAATACGAATAGTACCATTTCTTACCTCGATACCCTCAGGGCCTTTTGCCTCCAGACTATTAGTGTTGCGCCTAAATGAAGAAATAAACTTACCATCAAGATCGTATAGATAATATCCAGCCTGAGCGGTGTGAAGATGAATGCCTGTAGCATCAACAGAAACACCCTGAACCATGTCAGGATAGGGAACTTTGGGATCAAAATTAATCG